TTTAATGTTTCTGAAACGGATGCAGATACCATTGAAACATTTTTAGATGCTCGTGCAAATGACCAAGCAAGTTTTGATTTTACACCCCCAGAAGAAGGGTCATCTAAAAAATTTGTATGTGATAAATGGAATAAAAAAATTTATTATAACGATAGGGCAACAATTACAGCTACATTTAGAGAAGTGTTTGAACCATGAGTACAGCACCAATTATAACGGATTTACAAAAAGCAAATCCATCTGCAATTATTGAATTATTTACAATAACAACAGATGCCTCTTTGCATGGTTCTGCTCAGACTTATAGATTTCATAATGGTACAAGTTTAAATGCAAATGGCGATATTATTTGGGCTGGTAATCAATATATAAAAATGCCAATACAAGCAGAAGGTTTTGCTTATCAAAAAGGTCAACTTCCAAGACCTACATTAACTGTCAGTAATGCTCTTGGTACTATTACAGCTATATTGTTAAATGTAAATCAGGTAACAACAGGAAATGATCTTACTGGTGCTACTGTAACCAGAATAAGAACATTGGCACGTTATCTTGATGCTGTTAATTTTTCAGGGGGTACAAATCCATTAGGTACACCAGACCCTACTGCAGAATTTCCACAAGAAATTTATAAAATTGACAGAAAAGCAAGTGAAAATAGAGAAGTGGTAAGTTTTGAATTAGCTGCTGTATTTGATCTTGCTGGAATACGTTGTCCAAAAAGACAATGTACCAGAGCAGAATTTCCTTCTATTGGTACTTTTATTGCATGAATTGGAAAGAAGATGCACTTAATCATGCTATAGAACAAGACCCTAATGAGTCTTGTGGACTTTTATTAAATATAAGAGGTAAAAAAAAATACTTTCCATGTCGAAATTTATCTCAGACATCTTATCAATGTTTTATTCTTGATCCAGAAGATTATGTTAGGGCAGATAATACAGGAGATATTATTGCTGTAGTTCATAGCCATCCAGTAACTCCACCTATTGCAAGTCAGTCCGATAAAGTTGCCTGTGAGCAAAGTGGTTTAAAATGGCATATTGTTAATCCTAAAACACAACAATGGGGATATTGTGAGCCTACAGGTTATAAGGCACCAATACTTGGCAGAGAGTGGGCTTGGGGCGTTTCTGATTGTTGGTCTTTAGTTAGAGATTGGTACAAAGAAGAATTAAATATTAATTTAAAAGATTGGGAAAGACCTACAACTTTAGAGGAATTTAATAATGACCCAATGTTTGAAAGGTGTGCTTGGCGTACTGGTTTTAGAGAATTAAGAGCAGATGAAAAATTACAAAATGGTGATTTATTATTTATGTCTATTTTTACAAATAATTTAAACCATGTAGCTATTTTTTTAAATGGAGATGTTTTACATCATTTAACAGATAGACTTAGTTGTATAGAACCATATTCTGAGTGGTTGCTAAAATGCACAGGAAAGAGGTTACGTTATGTTGCGTAAAATAAAACTGTATGGGGAATTAGCCAAGTTTGTTGGTCATAAAGAATTTGAAGTAAAAGCTGACACATTAAGTCATGCTGTAAGTTTTTTAATTAATAATTTTGCTGGTGTTGAAGAATATATGAGTCCTAAATACTATCAAGTAAAAATTGGAAATTATGCTATTAATGAAAATGAAATACAACACCCCATAGGACAAGAAGATATACATTTTATTCCTGTAATTCAAGGTGCTGGTAGAGGTTTAGGGAAAATATTATTAGGTGGTGCTTTAATAGCTTTATCTTTTGGAGTAGGTGGTGTTTTTGCGAATCCTTTAGCTTTTGGAGCAAAAGGTTTTGGTTTTGCTGCTGCTGGTATGGGTGCAAAAGCTGCATTTGGTATTGGTGCTGGATTATTACTATCTGGTGTAAGTGATATGTTATTTCCTGTTCCAGAAATGCCAGAATTTTCTAGTGAACAAGACCCTAGAATATCTTTTAATTTTAGCGGCACACAACAAACAAGTAGGGCTGGAACACCTGTTCCTGTTGTTTATGGAGAGATTTTTACTGGCTCTGTTGTTATAAGTGGTGCAGTAGATACTGAACAGGTGCAAGCATGACAAAAATTATTAGAGGTTCAGGTGGTCCACCTTCTCCACCACCACCAAGGCAACCAACAAGAACTCCTGACACTTTACATAGCAGACAGTTTGCTACATTTTTTGATCTTATATCTGAAGGAGAAATTGAAGGTTTTGCGTCTGCATCCAAAGAAGGATTAACAAAAGGAACTGCAGCATATAATAATGCTGCTTTAAAGGATGTATTTTTAAACGATACACCAGTTTTAAGATCAACAGCAAATTCTTCAAGTCCAGCAACAACAGATTTTAATTACCAAGATGTTACTTTTACTCCAAGATTTGGTACAAGTAATCAAACAAAAATATCTGGAATTGAAAGTAGTTCGTCTGTAACATCTGTTGGTGTTACTGTAACAGCATCAACCCCTGTTACAAGGCAGATAACTAATACTAATGTTGACAGAATTAAAGTAACAGTTACATTCCCACAATTACAAAAAGCAACTACAGAAGGAGATTTATTAGGTTCATCTGTTCAGTTAAAAATATCAGTTCAATATAATTCTGGTGGATATACTGATGTAATTACTGATACTGTAACTGGTAGGACAGCAGACGCATATCAAAGAGATTACAGCGTAAATATAACAGGTTCATTCCCAGTTGATATAAGGGTTTCGAGAATTACTGCTGACAGTTCAGATTCTTCTTTAGTTGACTCTTTTCAATTCACAAGTTTTTCTGAAATAATAGATGATTCAAATACATATCTAAATAGTGCCTATACCGCAATAAGACTAGATTCAATGCAATTTAGTTCTATTCCTTCTCGTAAATATAGAATTAGAGGTATAAAAGTAAGGATTCCGGGTGCTGGTGCCAATAGTTCTGGAACACCAACAGTTGATAGTGCTACTGGTCGTATTGTTTATCCAACTGGATATATTTTTAATGGGGTAATGGGAGCAGCTACATGGTGTTCTTGCCCTGCCATGATTTTATTAGACCTTTTAACCAACAACAGATATGGTTTTGGAGATCATATAACAGATAGTAATTTAGATTTATTTTCGTTTGTAACTGCTAGTAAATTTGCAAACACGTTAGTATCAGATGGTTTAGGTGGACAAGAGGCTCGATTTAGTTGCAATGTAAATATACAAAATAGTGGACAGGCATTTAATTTAATTAATGAATTAGCTGGTGTAATGAGATGTATGCCAATATGGACTGCTGGAAGTATAAGTTTAAAACAAGATAGCCCATCAACTTCTAGTTATTTATTTAATTTGTCTAATATTACAAGTGAAGGATTTAATTACACAGGAAGCAGTTTAAAGCAAAGACATTCTGTTGTATCTGTTTCATATTTTAATATGGACAGCCAAGAGATAGATTATGAAGTAGTAGAAGATGCTGCTGCAATATCAAAATTTGGTTCAATAATAAAACAAGTTAAAGCATTTGCCTGTACAAGTAGGGGTCAAGCTGCACGACTAGGTAAAGCAATATTATTTGCAGAACAAAATGAATCTGAAGTTGTTAATTTTACAACTTCAATAGATTCTGGTGTAGTAGTTAGACCCTCTGCAATTATTTCTATTGCAGATCCTGTTCGTAGTGGTTTAAGAAGAGGTGGAAAAATATCTTCTGTTACTTCTACAACTGTAATTACTGTTGATGACTCTGCCAATACAGATTTACCTACAACAAATAATCCAACAATATCTGTAATTATGCCAGATGGAACAGTCGAGACAAAAGATATAAGTTCAATATCAGGAGCCACCATAACTGTTGCTGACGCTTTTTCTCAAACACCAAATGTTAATGCCAACTGGTTAATACAAGACAATACTGTTCAAGCTCAGTTATATAGAGTTATAACTGTTGAGGAAGTAGATAATATTAATTATGCAATAACTGCTCTTTCATATGTAAATGAAAAATATGCCTTTATAGAGGATGGCACCAGTTTGCCTACTCGTACAGTATCAATTTTAAATGAATTAAAAGATCCACCAAATGCTTTACAGGCAGATGAAAAACTTGTAGTTATAAATAATCAAGCTGTAAGTAAATTAATTATTAGTTGGCAACCAGTAACAGGTGTAACTCAATATCAAGTTAATTATAGATTTAATAATGGTAATTATGTTTCTACCACAGTTTCAAGTCCTGACTTTGAGATATTTAATACCTCGATTGGTACATATGATATTCAGGTTTTTAGTTACAATACTGCATTAGAATTATCTGCAACATCAACCGATTTATCTTTTAATGCTGTTGGAAAAACTGCTGTTCCTTCTAATGTTTCTGGTCTAACAGCAGAACCAATTAATGAAAAGTTAGTTAGATTACGCTGGAATCTTGCCACAGATTTAGATGTAACTCATGGTGGTCGTGTTTATGTACGACATTCTCCACTTACAGATGGCAATGGTACATTTTCTAATAGTACAGACTTAATTCAAGCATTAGCTGGAAATACAACAACAGCAGAAGTACCTTATTTAGAAGGGGAATATATTTTAAAATTTAGAGATGATGGTGGTCGATTCTCTGCAGGGGAAACAAGTGTAATAATTGATTTACCAGATAACCAAGCACCATTAATTACACAAACAAGAAGGGAGGATAATGATAGTCCTAAATTTCAAGGTACAAAAACTAATGTTGATTTTGATGCAACAACAAATTCTTTAAATCTAACTGGAACTGGTAATTTTGATTCAATAACAGATTTAGATACTGTTGCCTCTTTGGATGATTTTGGTGGCATAAATTCTGAAGGTACATACGACTTTGGTGGAACTGCTGGTGGAGATACTTTAGATTTAGGTGGTGTATTTAGTCTTGATCTTAAACGTCATTTTTTAACAGAAGCATTTTATCCAAATGATTTAATTGACAGTAGAACAGCAAATATTGATACTTGGACAGATTTTGATGGGGCTACAGCAACAGATGTTAATGCGGAAATGCTTGTGCGTGTAACACAAGATAATCCTTCATCAGGTTCTCCTACATATACAGCCTTTCAAACATTTGCTAATGGTACTTATAAAGGTAGAGGCTTTCAATTTAGAGCAAAACTTACAAGCAATGATGTTGCTCAAGATATAAAAGTTTCGCAACTAGGCTATACAGCATCACTACAAAGAAGAACAGAACAAGGAAATGTAACAGCAAGTGGTGCAGGGGCAAAGGCTATTACTTTCACTCATCCATTTTTTGTTGGCACTTCTTCTTTATTAGGTGCAAATAGTAATCTTCCATCTATTGGAATTAATGCTCAAAATATGGCATCAGGCGATTATTTTGAGGTATCAAGTATTACTGGGTCAGGCTTTACAGTTCATTTCAAAAATTCATCAAATGCAAGTATTGATAGAAATTTTACATATCAGGCTGTAGGATTTGGTAAAGGAGGTTAGAATTGTTTTAAACAATTAAATTATGGCAGAACATGATTTTATAATTGATAACGGAACAGGAAGTGCAGTTCGTACTGATCTTAATAATGTTCTGCAAGCTATTGCTTCTAATAATAGTAAATCTGGTGCATTAACAACTAATTATGCGTACCAATGGCACGTTGATACATCAGACGGAAATTTAAAGATAAGGAATGCAGCAAATAATGGATATGTAACTGTTGGTCCAGTAGCAACTACAAACTTTGGTCTTGCACCTTTAGCTGGTGCAACATTTACTGGAAAAGTAACACATAACTATACATCGAGTTTAAATATACCTTCTGGTACTACTGCTCAGAGGGATGGTAGCCCTGCTGTTGGTATGCTTAGGCATAACTCAACATTAAATCAGTTTGAAGGTTACAACAACGGACAATGGGGTGCTATTGGTGGAGGTGCTGGTGCTACTGGTGGTGGTACAGATGAGGTATTTTTTGAGAGTGACCAAGCGGTTACAACTAATTACACTTTAACTGCAAGTAAACACGCACATACTGTCAGCCCTACAATTAACTCAGGTGTTACTGTAACTGTACCATCTGGTGCAATTCTTGTTATTCTTTAATTATGGCTTTAAACATTAATGGTACTACTGGTATTTCTGGGGTTGATGGTTCAGCTTCTGCACCAGCATTACAGGGAACAGATAGTAATACAGGAATAAATTTTGGTTCTGATACTGTAGATATAAATACTGGCGGTGTTTCAAGAGTAGCTATAACTTCTTCAACTGTAGATTTAAAATCTGGAAGCACTACAAAAATAGCTGTTCAATCAGATCAAGTAGATATAAACGACAGGTTAGATGTTATTCATGCTGGTGGTGGTAACTATATTGCAGAATTTCAAAATACGACTACTTCTACACCCTATGGTCTTTTTGCAAATTCCCCTAGTGG